GTGCCCTGGAGCCAAGTCTCAGTCTTGAGGCCCGCCTTATCCTGTTGCTTGTTAAAGCAAGAGATCGTGCTAGTGGCGAACGCAGTGGACCCGTAGAGCCCTTCCTCCTGCCTAGCTGGATTCTTCTTGGCTACAATGTTTTGACACGCCTCCGCTTCAGCAACAGCGAGCATTTCTGGAGTAATCTGTGCTAGCTGATGAATCTTGATGAATTTGTTGAGCCCGGCGGTGAGCCGCTGAACTTCGGGTTCAAATTGATCCAGTGGCAATTTGCTACTAGCAGTGGCGTAGCGGCTGATGGCCGCCTGCAGCGAGTGATCCAGGCTGTTGGTCTGCGCACGTGACCGGCAGCGAGCTACGCTGATGACTCGCTTCTCCTTACTAGCGAACGGATCAAGAATCGGGCGGTGCCGCATTTTGATCTTCATGCTCTTGGAGCCAAGGCTGCCTAGATTGGCATATCCGGTTTCTCGCCGAAGTTCGTAGAGGTCTGAGCTAGTGGGAGCGAGCTTCTGCAAAACTTCGTCAACTGCGGTCATGCTGACTGACTTCAGAGGTGGTATCAAGATGTCGACGGGAGTTGGGTCGAGGGCGAGGTCAGCGCACGTAGGGGTACCTGGGGTGAAGCCCTCGCCCGCGAGGTGGATGGAACCATGCACATGCATGTTGACTTGGGCTTCCTCTGGGATGCTGTAAATCTTTCCTCGGCCCTCCCCTTGGGGATCAGGTCTTGCTGAGAATGGCCCGGTGGTGAAATCGACGTCCTTGACGGCGACATGGCCGTGCACGCCATGGTTACTGCGAGATCCGATGCGCCATGGGAGCGATATGTCCCGTCGTCGTCCAGCTGTGGTGTAACCGGTGCAGCCACACCGGTCCGTGCAGGCTGCCTTACGTAAGCAAGGCATTCTTGGCTGGCACGGACAGACGTGGACTGGTCGGATGTCGATGGCTGCGCGCGCAGCCGGGGCGGCCAAGAATACCCAGAGCTTAGCCGTGTGTCTGGTGGCGCCGACGTAAAGTTGCTGGGGGAGAGTGTGGATGGTGGTTGCACAGTTAGCTCCGATGTAAAGGCCGACCGCTGGGGCGCGGTAACCTTGTTGTGAGTTGACTGTCGCGAAACCAGTCAGCTCCTCCGCCCGCTTCGAGAAGCAAATCATGCGGCTCTCTAGAGTGTAGTGGGCCTCCTTCATGAACATCTGCTTCATTTGGCTGCCGTTTCGACCAGATTGCTGCACAAATGTCACAGTGTTCCATCTGAAATTGGTGGTTTTGTATCCGGATTTGGACGGCCACCGCCTATGAATCCACGCCATGACGTCGAGGGGGACGGCGCGGCTGACAGTGATGCGAGGAATCTCGGTCTGGCAAGCTGCAGCCAGTGAGCTAATGCGGCTCATGGTGTTCCCGGCGTAGTCGCTCGCGTTGAACGACGTCTGCTCACTATCACCGACCAGCAAGGCTCGCTTACAGTTGGTGAGTATGTAGCAGAGCTCGATGATGCCCATCTTATAGCTTTCATCGATAATCACCGCCCGGTCCTTGATGTGTGGAATCGCGGCGATAGTAGTCTTGGCGGGGATACACTCGTCAGTGTATTCTTCTTTGAGAGCCGAAGTTGGGCATATGACGAGATCCCACCCCCCCTTCGCAAAGACGCGTTTCATTAGATGAGTTTTTCCGCACCCTGGGATACCGTTGATGGCCGTCACTTTATCTCGTATATAACGAGCAAGGAGGCCGTACTTGGCATGGTACGGTTCTTTTGACCCTGCTAGCTCGGACTCAATGTGCGAGATAGCGGCTTCGTTGACTTTCTGGTACACACCGGTGGCGCCAGTTTTCAACGTTGTCAAAAGGATGCGCAGTTCGGAACGCGAGTGGAATGCGCCGAAATCCAAATCAGTGGGGGCTGGGATGGTCTCATCGACCACGTAGGGAATACCTCTGAGTTCTTGAGCGTAGTACAGATGGCCATGGTAGGCAGGGTGGAACAGGGGTTGGCTTAGATGGACGAAAATTCTCCAGCCAGACATCTGAGTGTACGTGTACAGACGGTGGC